GTACGACAGCAAGGCCAACATCAAGTACAAGTTCTGGACGGACATGAGGATGATCGCGAGGGCGAAGGAGATCTTGAGGGGGAAGAACACGAAGATCGAGATGGCCATAACCACGTGGGACGAGATGAACATCGACGACAACCCCAACTCCGTGGTGCTGATGAGGTACGTGGAGGAGAACAAGGACAGGAACATCTACTACCTCACCAAGGACAAGTACTCGGAGACGACGGGGTTGTCCTACTCCATCATGGAGAAGAACAACTTCCTGTACATGGCGGAGAAGAAGGAGATGACGTCGAAGTGGATCCTCAAGTTGAAGGTCGTGAACTCCAAGGACATGTACAAGAAGTCCTTGTTCCCCAAGAGCAAGTTCTTGGGGAACATCGTCAAGAACGGGATCGAGGCCGTGTTCAACCTCATGGAGGACAGGTACAGCGTGTCGCAGGACAGCCTGAAGAACATCAGGATGGAGCTCATGGGCTACTACGAGAACAACTTGATGGACGCGATCCACGAGCCCCCCTCGGTGGAGATCCTCGACAAGATCCTGCTCGACAAGGGCTGGATCTCCCAGGACTTGTTCAAGGAGAAGGAGGACGAGTCGGAGGAGGCCATGAGGAGGTACGACATCTCGGAGATCAACAAGCAGATGGCCCAGGCGAACATAATGGACCTGATACCCAAGCTCACCAGGATAATGGAGGCCAACGAGAACCAGAGCTCGACCGAGTCCAACAACGACGTGTTGGGTTTCCAGGACTACTTGGGGGTGTCGCTCAGCTCGATAAAGAAGTCGTTGATCCAGTCCAGGAGCTTCGAGGAGTCGGAGGAGAACCCCGACAACGAGATCCTGTCCTACGAGAGGATCAGCGTGATGAAGTACGTGGAGAAGGTGGTGCACTCGACGGTGAACTCCTTCATCAGGTTCCAGACGCAGGTCGCGAAGACCAGGTACGAGGACATGTTGAACAGCCAGTTCCCCGAGGCGTTCCACAACATGCTGTTGTGGGAGATCAGGTACAACTACCCGAACCTCAGCGACACCATGTCCCTGATGGTGTACAACATCTTGTTGAAGAAGATCACCACCAACACGCTCATCAGCCCGATGGACTCCCTGAAGCCCAGGAACCCGTCGGCCGAGTTGGCCCAGTCCATCCTGAGGACCCCCATGATCATCAAGGTGAACGAGACCCACAGGGAGGAGGTGCAGAAGATGGTGGAGCA